TAGAAGTATTAAATAATCTTGGTAACGTTGGTGCTGACATGGCACCAGCAGTTCGTGAAGAAGCAGAGAAAACAATTATTGCATCTGTTATTGCTACAGGAGCAGCAGTTCAAGCAACTGTTGCAGCAGCAACGGCAGCAGCAACTACAGCAACTTCGACATCAGGCACTTCGTCTGGTGGCGGTGGTGGAGCATCAGGTGGTTCATCTGGTGGGGGAACAAATAGGAAGGTGAAATAAATGAAAAAATTTCTAAGTGATATTCTTGGTCAGGCTTGGACACTCCTAGGTATGTTTGTTGCCTGGGTAGTTCTAGAAGGCTCTGCCAAGACAATTGTTGGATATTGCATCCTTGGGACCTTGGGTCTCTGGGCAGCAACATATCCATTAAGAAATCCAAAGGAAGGAGATGAATAATATGGTAAAACAAATCGCAGACATATTCGCAAGAATGGTAGCAGTCTTTGTGATCTCGGCACTTGGAGTTCTTGGTGCTGGTGCTATTGCTGGAGTAGAAGTTCTACAGGCAGTTCTTATGGCAGGTCTACTTGGTGTAGCACGTGTCCTTGAGGACCTGGCCAAGTCATTTCTTCAGGATGGTAAACTTACTCAGGCTGAGATTAACTCGGCATTCCGTAAGGAACACAGCCGTGCTGAAGAAGAAGCAGAGAAGTAATAGCAAAACCCCTTGACTACCCTCTCCATATAGTGTAAAATAGATACACTACTTAGAGAGGGTTTTCACATGAGTGAAATAAACGATAACGAATTTGGAGAATGGCTCCAGATTGGCATTGACAAAGGCTGGGTATCTAACCCATTCTGCTACACCCATGATGGCGATCCATACATGACTGAAGAAGAAGAGCAACAGTGGGAAGAGGGCGGAGATCCTTGTGCCCCTGTAATTAAGATTTTGGACTAATGGCTGATTTATTTTTGAGTGGCCCATTTGACTTTAAGGGCAAAGGCTGGGGGTATGCACATTACTCGTATGGCTTTGCCATGGAATCATTTATCGACATTGCAAAAAACACAGACAACATTATTGATACATTCTCATATCCTTTTAATGTTGGAATAGTAAAGGCATCAGTTCGTAAGTCAAGAAGTCCTATTAGTATTTCTTTCTTGCCACCAGACGTTTCACTGTTTGCACCCAACTCAAAAAACATTTGTGTTTTTGCTTGGGAGTTTGACAAACTACCACCTAAGAGTGTTGGTTCAAACGGTATCTTTAAAAAAGATTACGAGAGAATGCTAAAGAGATATGACTCGGTCCTCACCCTGTCATCCTACTCAAAGAAAACTCTTGGCAACTATGGCATCAAAGCACATGTCCTACCTTCGGCGGTATCTAAAAAGATCATAGAGCCAAACGAAACCATTAAAGATGTAGTCTGTTACAACTTTACTACCGTTCCCCATGCCTACGAGGGCAATCCTGGAATGCCTCTACAGGACATACTAGACAACTCCCAGTACGAGCAAAGATTCCTCTACGTGTTTAACCCAAACGACATTAGAAAAAACTTTGGCAATCTCGTAACGGCATTTACTAGGTTCACCGAAGAATATCCAAACGCAGTCCTGATCCTAAAGATGACAGCAAAGAATACACTAACAAAACTACAAGAGATTGCGTTTAAGAGAGAGTTTCCATCTTTCCCAAATACAACCTTCAACAATGTTTATGTTATTCCAGACAGGTTGAGCGACAGTAAACTTCAAATGCTCATGGATTCTTGTCAGAACTATGTGTCTCCAACCAGAGCAGAGGGGCAGAACCTTCCACTATGCGAAGCAATGCTTTCTGGAATGCTGTGCATCTCACCAGACCACACATCAATGGCAGACTTTGTAACAGACAAATCAAACATCGTGCTTGAGTCATACCCATGGGTTGTGGACAAGGACACTCACAAGTATAGCGAGTTCTGGGGATTTACTTGGCATGGTGTAAGCGAGGACTCTATTCTTCAAGGACTAAAAACCGCCACGTCATTGACACCAGAGCAGAAAGATGCTATGATAAAAGAAGCCAAACAGAATGTAGAAAATTTTTGTTCACCAGAATCAGTGCTCAAAAAGTGGCAAGATATTAAGTTGCAAATAGGCATCTGATCCTGTATAATTGAATAGTATTGGTCCATAACTCAGTTGGCAGAGTGTTCGGCTGTTAACCGAAATGTCGGAGGTTCGAGCCCTCCTGGACCAGCGATAGAAATATCATGCGTATGTTGCATAGTGGTAGTGCCCTATCCTTCCAAGTTAGAGGTGCAGGTTCGATTCCTGTCATACGCTCGGGTGACACCCAAGCATTACTCGTAAGATCAATTTCACAGGGTGTCACTTTTGGCTTCGTAGTTCAGTTGGTTAGAACGCCACCCTGTCACGGTGGAGGTCGTGGGTTCAAGTCCCATCGGAGTCGCTAACGGTTGCCTAACCGCTCTCAAGGGTATGAGATAAAATAGGCGATGCCCCTGTAACTCAGTTGGTAGAGTGCAATACTTGTAATATTGAAGTCGCAGGTTCGAATCCTGTCGGGGGCTCAAGTGGTATAATTAGATATACAAGGAGGTCATAACTATGGCTAAAGCACAACTACCAATTGACGGTAAACTCGGAAAAGATTTTAAAGTCACATCACTAATGGGCATGAGAATTCACCCTGTAACAAAAGAAAAGAAGCACCACAATGGAACTGACATTTGGTCTTCACACGAACCATGCTGGATTGAAGCACCTTATGACGGTGTTGTTCTAGAATCAAAGAAGTCAACAAGTCCAGGCGGAGGCTTTGGAAACTACGTAATCCTTCTTCACAAGATCGGTGGCAAGCAATACACAACCCTATATGCACACATGCAGGATGGCTCTGTTAAAGTTAAGAAGGGCCAGAAGGTTGAAGCAGGAACTCCTCTAGGAAAGATGGGGACTACTGGTATGTCAACTGGAAAGCACTTGCACTGGGAACTTCGTCTAGGCAAGCAGCACATCTGGGACAAGATGGGCAAGAACTACATCGAACCAATCGCATTCTTCAAAGCACTTATTGCACAAGAGGCTGCTATTGCAACCGCAGGTGTCGTCGCTACAGACGACGACCCAGTAGCACCAGCACCAACTCACGGTGCAAAGAAGCCAGCACCAGTAAAGCCTGTGGCTGCTCCAGCAACTCCTGCCAAGCCAGCCAAGCCAGTTCTAAAGTCTACCCTAAAGGTAGGAGCAAAGAATGGTCTTGTAAAGTATTTGCAGAACGCACTAAAAGTTCCTGTAACTGGAGTATACGACCAAGCAACTGTTGCTGCTGTAAAAAAGTTACAGACCGCTAAGGGACTTAAGGCCGATGGTCTTGCAGGACCTCTGACATGGGAGCACATTAACTAAATGCCAACATACGAATACGCTTGCAGAGAATGTGAAACTATTTTGGTAGAAAAGCGAAGCATTCACGACCCATCACCAGATCACTTTTGTGACAGGTGTGGAAAGATTATGACACAGGTTGTGGGTAGCCTGGGTATTCAATTCAAGGGTAGCGGATTCTACAGAACGGATAAGTAATGGTAGAGACAAAAGAGTGGGTTCTTACTACCGCAGATCGCTGTGATGTCTGTGATGCACAGGCGTACATCAACGTCAAGGGGGTATCTGGAGAGATTATGTTTTGTGGTCATCACTACGACACTTCTAATAACGACAAACTAAAAGCATTTGCATTTGAAATCATTGATGAACGAGAACGCCTAATTGAGAACAGGCTACAGGGAGATAACTAATGCCTATTAGTTTTAAAAAGAATGTCTCTAGATTTTTTAGACATGACACAGATATCACTCGTGTTATAGAGACAAACTTTCCAGAAGGAATTAGCAACCATTTGCCATTTTGGAAAGGCCTGCACACAATAAAGGTATCCATAGATGGCGATGGCTTTAATCCAAACAAGATATCAGATCTAGAACTAAATGAAAAGACTGTGGTTAAGGGATACCTGGAAGCAGACAATGCCAAGGTTCTACATCTAATTGGTCCAAAGAAAAAGTTTATTAAAAGGATTGTGGCAAGTTATTATCACGCTGTGGCTGACGATCTTGCAGAAATTGTGTATGCTATCAACAAGTATCCAGACCTAGAACTAATAATCGACCTCACAGAAGTACGTGGAGCACTGACAACACCAGAGTGGGACTTTATTGGATACTTCCTAAAATGTTTAGACAAAGAAAAAGTAAAGTACACCCTTGTAGAATTAAAAAAGTTTGACATTGTTTACATTAACGACTTTACGCTGCTAGCGTTTCCATTTCACTCAGGTGCAAGACTTGACGTGCTTGCTGAATTCTTTAAAAAGCATGTCACCAATCCTAAAGAAGAAGCACACAAAAAAGTTTTTGTTAGCCGTGGAAAGATGAACTGGAGAGATCCGCTAAAGGATGCCGTAAACTTTTCCTACGTAGACGATAATAGGATAGACAATCATTCTGAAATTGAGCAGGTATTTAAAGACCTTGGGTTTGAAGTAGTTTATCCAGAAGACTTTAAAAATTTTCAAGAGCAGGTGGACTACTTTTATAAAGTAAAGGTCATGGCATCTCTGACCAGTTCTGGAATGGTCAATGGCGTTTTTATGCAGCCAGGTGGAACCATGATCGAATTGGTAACACCACTAATTACTCAGTCCCCTGTTGTTAGTAACGAGTACCTTAAAAACAACGGCATTGATCCAAAAGAATATGAACTAGACCTAAACACAGTTCAAGAAATTCATATGTTTTATCACAATCTCGCATTCTTTAAAGAGCACACCTACATTGGAATTCCTAACTACTTTAGAAGTTCAGACAAGGTTCGTAAGTTTATTGACGCAAACCCAGGACTAAAGGAAATGCTTCAGAAATGAACAGGGCAATAATCTTCGACCTAGACGGAGTTCTGATAGACAGCAAAGAAATTCATTTCAATGCCCTCAACCTTGCCCTAGCCAACGTAGACAAGAAGTATATTATTTCTAGAAATGATCAGGATACTACCTTCGAAGGCCTGACAACATATTCTAAACTAAATATATTAACTTATACAAGAGGGTTGCCCAGATTGCTACACAAAAATATTTGGGAAGAAAAGCAGAAGTTTTCTACTGCAATGTTTTCTAGTGTGTCTACGGATGCAGAATTAATTAATCTACTTAAATACATAAAGTCGCAGGATATCCTAATAGGCGTTGCAAGTAATAGCATTAGGGCAACACTGAATGGCTGCCTAAAGGCCTTGGGCATTAAAGATCTGATTGATCACTCACTGAGTAATGAAGACGTAAACTTTCCAAAGCCAAGTCCAGAAATATATCTAAACTGCATGACAGATCTAGGAGTTACGCCAGACAACGTAATTATATTTGAAGACAGCGAGATAGGCAGAGAGGCAGCGAGTTCGTCAAATGCCAAACTAGAGCCAATAGAAAACAGGTCTAGCCTAACGTTCGACAGGATTCAGAAAGCGGTAGAGTATTTAAATGCAAAAGATTAATATACTTATTCCAATGGCAGGTCTGGGTAGTCGCTTCGCTGAAAAGGGATACAGTAAGCCAAAGCCACTAATCGATGTTGATGGTGAGCCAATGATTAAGAAGGTCATTGATAATATTAATATTGATGGTCACTACATCTTTATTGTCCAGAAGGAACACTCTGTAAGGTATCACTTGCAAGATGTGCTAGACGAATATGTGCCAGGATGCACAATTGTTGAGATAGATGGAGTGACTGATGGTGCTGCTAGAACAACCCTACTTGCCAAAGATTTTATTGATAACGATATGCCATTGCTAATCGCCAATTCAGACCAGGTAGTTGTATGGGATAGTTCTGCGTTTACCTCTCAGATGGCCTCTGGTGACGTTATAGCACTATTCAAAGATGACAATCCCAAGTGGTCATATGCCAAGATTGATCAGGCCAGGGTAGTTGAGGTAGCGGAAAAGAAAGTTATTAGCAACAATGCAAGCGTGGGCATCTATGGCTGGTCCAAAGGCTCTGACTATGTAAAGTATGCAGAACAAATGATTGCTAAGAATATTAAAACTAACAATGAATTTTACATCTGTCCTGTCTACAACGAAGCCATAGAAGATGGTAAAATAGTAGTGCCACACTTTGTGCAGGAGATGCACGGCATTGGCACACCAGAAGACTTGGAGATCTACCTTGAGAAGAATCGCACACAGAGGGAATACGAACGGCATAACAGCCTACGAGAATCAATTATGGTATGCTCAGACCGCAATTGACAAGGGCTTTGACGTAGAGATAGATGTGTGGATGATTCGTGGAGTGCTCTGGGCAGGGCACGACTCAGCACAATACCTAATCCGTGAAAAGTTCTTGACAGATAACATTGACAAACTTTGGATTCATTGCAAAAACTTTGAAGCCCTAGACCACTTTGCTAAGTTGGGCAACTCCTACAACTACTTCTGGCATCAGGACGACGACTTTACGATGACCAGTCAAAACTTTATTTGGACATATCCAGGAAAAGAAGTTGGAGATCGATCTGTAATAGTTGACTTAGAGGGCAAAACAGAGTATAATTGTTATGCTATTTGTAGTGACTATGTCGCTAAGGAGGAACAAAATGTATGAATATTTTGTAAAAGCAGTAACCAACGTAGTAGATGGGGATACCATTGACGTTGTAATCGATCTAGGGTTTGACATTAGTTTTACTTCACGTGTTCGCTTGGCTGGTATTGATACCCCAGAATCACGTACCACAAACAAAGCCGAGAAGGCACTTGGTCTAGAGTCAAAGAAGTACCTCGCTGACCGCATCAAGGCAGCAAAGAATGTAGTTATTAAGACTGAGAAGATGGACTCATCTGAAAAGTATGGTCGCATCTTGGGATGGCTATACCTTGACGGAGAAGGTAATTCAATCAATCACGAGATGATCGAAAAGGGTTTCGCTTGGGGATATCTTGGAGACACCAAGGTAAAAGACTTTGAAGCACTTGCCAAGGCAAGAGCGAAGTCTAACAAATAATTTTACCTAAGTCATAGTATAATTAATTTGGGTGATTTTATGGAATATCTAGTTGGCTCTCTCGCCACCATCATAACTGCTCTACTGAGCAGGCTGTTCTTTAAGAAGAAAGAAACTCGCAAGGTTAGCGTAGAGATTCGGGAATCGCAAGCAATCAGATTTGAAATGATTAAAGATAGCGGTGCAATCTACGAACTGCTTCATCCAAAGGTTAAGACACAGGCAACAACGCACCACGAAAACAATCTTGTTAGGATTATCTTTGTGGAAAGCCAGGCCTACTGGATCAGAAGCAACGTCTTTTACACTGCAGACCTAGACGAAATGGGGCTTGTTGATTTTGATTCTACAAGAGCAGTTGACACAATGACCATGAGTAAGGTACAATTAGATAAGATGAGTTTTATTGTAGAAAAACTAACGGAAGGAAAATAGTATGCTCGTAGCAATTCAAGGTACAAGAACCTTTGACGATTATGCTGTTTTCCTAAGAGCAATGGGAACAGCACTTGGGAGTATTTCGGATCAGGACACAGAGTTCACAATCTATTCTGCAGGTCCAGTAAATATTAATAAGTTTGGTCTAGAGTTCTCTAACATATCCGAAAGAAGTCTTAAAGCAAGAGGCATTAAGATTAGATTTATTAAGGTTCCACCGTCTTGGTTGGAAACTAATATAAAGTCTATAGACTACTTTGCATACTTTAGCAAACCGAAGGAACCAGTATCGAAACTGGTTGACCTAGCGGATGCTAAGGATGTTGAAGTAGGAGTCTATAGATATTAATCGCACAAAACAAACAGAGCAGGGAGTGAAATGTTAATCAAATCACTTGAAATAATGGAAGATATTGTCAAGAATAACGACAGCCTTTCATGGGATGGCTGGACAGTCATTCAAACAAAAACCAGTGAAGACGGCATGATGTCTAAAGACGGAGCATTCGTTGACGGCAAGTGGATCGTACAGAAACGTTACGAGGCAACTGCTAATGGTTGGGAGATTCCAAACAAGTTAGTTGGCTAAAATGGATAAGCATGAATGGAAAGATAAAGCCGAATGCTTAGGCATGGAAACCAATGACTTCTTCGACAACTATGAAGAAGATTTGGAAGTAAGAAAAGACATTGACGCTGTCTGTGCAAGTTGTCCAGTCGCAAGACAATGCTTTGCTGTTGCTGTTTCAACCAAGGGTTGGGGAGTGGCAGGTGGAGTTTACTTTGAGAACGGAAAAATCTCAAGGGAATTCAACAAGCATCGTAATAAGCAGGACTGGGCAAAAGTTTGGGAATACCTAACGATTGACAAAGAATAATGTTATACCAGAAAGAAAACAACAATGTACACTGATGCAATGAAGATAGCATTTAGATCCTTGGACCACTACGCTCCACCAGGATTTAAGTTGCAAATTATAGATCACGATACTTTTATTACCGTTAAGGCTAGTGAGCCACAGTTTATGGGGCTACTTGACGAAGACAGGAGACGTGCTATAGAATATATGGTAAGGGTCAAAAAGGCTTTTGAGGAAAACGGAGCGATCGTGCTACTAGTACGAGAAGGGGGCAAGGAACAATGATGTATGAATATTTACTATACGGTATCCTTAGCGTCATCTTTATTTCATTTGTAATATCTACAATTGTCTTAAAGAAAAAGAATAACAAACTAACCGCAAGCATCATAACGATCTTGTTAGAAAATGCAAACAATAAGTCTGCATCTGAGGACAAGAACCTAAATACAAATGAAGGTTTTGTCAAGTTCCTATCGGACTCTCGTGACTGGGCATTTGCCTATATCGAAGAAGTTCAATCTGTGCTTGGCAAATTTATTTCTGAGGTTGGCCCAGAGATTGAGTACTACAGAAACTTTGGTCAGGCTGTTGACAGTCCGAACAATGAGTCTTTAGACAAGATCTCTAAGGCATACTCAGAACTTGAAAAAGTTTTACCCAAAGATAAGAAAAACAATGGGTAAATATAGGTCTCTAAACAGAGACAAAGGAGAATAAAATGACACCACAACTAACAGCAATGCTGGCTTCATACGGAAGATCAGTTCTATCTGCAGCAACGGCACTATACCTTGCTGGAGTAACTGATCCACTAGACCTAGTCTGGGCACTTGTAGCAGCAGTTATTCCAGTTGCTCTACGAGCAATCAATCCAAAGGACAAGGCGTTTGGTCGTGTCCCTAGTGTTGAAGAAGTAGACAAGGCACTGACAACTGCAAACGTTGCAGATGGCAAGAAACTTGCTAAGAAAGTAACCGACAAGGTTGCTCCTGCAAAGAAGCCTGCTGCAAAGAAGACTACACCAAAGAAGTAGTTAAAATAAAAAGATAGCCAGGGGAAACCCTGGCTTTTCTTTTATCTAAAAGTGTTCGTGATAAATCTTTGCCGTGTGTATGATGTAGATTTTATCATAACCAAGTTTGTGAAAGTTTTGGCAAACAACAACGGTATCGCAATCAAAATCTTTAGTCACAGGATTTATATATCCATAACGAGCACCTTGTCTAAAAGGTTCTGCACGATACAAACAAACACCATTTGACGTAGCATAGTACTTGTCGTACGGCTTTGACTTAGTATCATAAAGCCTAACTTCTTCGTGACTTGTAAACTTTGGACCCTTGCGAGTAGCCCAACTATCATAGATAGGGTGGTTGTTTACAGTAAGACCAGAAACAATATCAAAGTCTGGTTCTAGTTTTTTAAACTCTAAGATCTGCTTAATGACATTCATATCAAATCTCATGTCAGACTCAACCATCATAATGTAGTCAGCCCTATTTAAAAAGTCTTTAGCCTCTATGGCTTTGTTTCTGGCAATAGAAAGGTTTTTAACCCTATCCTTTGACTTGACTGACCCATAGTACTGTGTTCTAAGGGTCTCGGTAATAAAAGAAAAGTCTGAAAAGAATGACCAGTCCATTGCTGCAATCATTCTGGGGGTACCGTCATTAGAGTCATTCTCATAGATTGACAAGATAAACTCATATTCTGGGAAGGTCTTTACCATTTCCTTCAACTGGGCGTGATATCTTTTGAGATACTGAGATTCATTTCGAATAACAGAATACACGAAAACAACTGGCTTAGACATAAAATCCTTTTCTACTTACAACAATTATAGCATGTACAGGAGAATCTTCACATTTCATGCTATAATATAGGTATGCCATATAAAGTAGGAAAAAAGGGATCATACGGATGCGAGGGTTACCCTGCCCTAAAAGATGACGGAACCGTAATGGGTTGCCACGCAACCGCTAAAGAAGCAGCAGGACAAATCTATGCAATCAATCGCTCTGAAGGAAACATTGGCAAGGCCATGGTTTCGGTTGGCGATTTTGTTATTGCAAACTGCGATGATGAGATTTACATTGGTCGTGTAGAACACGTAATGGCCGAAGGTTCTGTAGGAATTCCAGGATCGGAATACTACATGGAAGCCACAGCAGACACTCCAGCAGTCGTAGTTCGCACACTAGAGTTTGAGTCAGATGGTGGCTACTGGGAAGAAACCAGTTACCTAGTTAACGTAAGTTCTGACGAAGTTGTTGCAATTGCACCACTACCACTAGACGCAGAAGCAATCCTTGTTGACGGAGAACTGGTTCCAGAGATGATGGACAAGGCTGATGGATGCTGCCCAGAAGAAACACTTACAAAGGCAGATCCATGCTGGGAGGGCTATACTCAACGTGGCATGAAGCCAGGAGAAAATGGAAGAATGGTTCCTAACTGTGTTCCAGTTGAAAAGGCCGATGACATGTTTGAAGATGACGATGACGTTGTCTATGAAACAGATTCAGTTGAAAAGGCTGAGGGATACTCTCCACCAGCAGGTGCACGTGCAGCAGCAAGACGTGCAATTAAATTTAAAGAAGATGGCAAGGCCACAGGTGCAGGAACAGCGGTAGGTTGGACAAGAGCAGGACAACTCGCAAGAGGAGAGACTCTATCACTCAGCACCGTTAAGCGTATGTATTCATACTTCTCACGTCACGAAGTAGACAAGAAGGGTAAGGACTGGGGCAACCAGGCTAACCCATCAAACGGATACATCATGTGGCTTGCATGGGGCGGAGACGCAGGATTCTCTTGGTCACGCAACATTGTAAGACGTGAAATGGACAAGGCTCTATTCTCTAACTTGGGTAAAGATTACACAAAGCCAGTTGGTCTTCCAAATCTCTGGAAAGACTAGTAATGAAGAAAGCATTAATTACTGGCATTACTGGCCAAGATGGTTCCTACTTAGCAGAACTTCTACTTAACATTGGCTACCAGGTTCACGGTATCGTAAGACGATCATCAACAGACAACCTAGTTAGGCTTAAAGATATCCTGCACAATGATAACCTATTCCTTCACCAAGGCGACCTGACAGATTCTGCATCTATCACAAACCTAATTAAGTTGGTTGAGCCAGATGAGATTTATAATCTTGGTGCACAGAGCCACGTGCAGGTATCGTTTGACACAGCAGAATTTACAGCAGACACAGACGCTCTTGGTGCACTACGCATCCTTGAAGCAATTAGAGTGCTAGGGCTAAAAGACAAGACTCGCTTCTACCAGGCCTCTACCTCTGAGATGTTTGGCAAGGTACAAGAAGTGCCTCAAAAGGAAACCACTCCGTTCTACCCAAGATCTCCATATGGTGTAGCAAAACTATACGCACACTGGATTACAAAGAACTATCGTGAATCTTATGGCATGTTTGCTACCAGTGGAATTCTGTTTAACCACGAGTCACCTAAGCGTGGTGCTAATTTTGTAACAAGCAAGATTGTTTTGTCTCTTAATGCTATTAAGAATTACAAGATGGATACCCTTGAACTTGGCAACCTGGATGCACTTCGTGACTGGGGACACGCTAAAGACTTCGTATACGCCATGTGGCTAATTCTACAGGCAGAGCAGCCAGACGATTACGTTATTGCAACAGGAGAACAACACTCGGTTCGTGAGTTCGTAGAGATTGCTGCTAAATACTACGGCTTTGACATTGAGTGGCAGGGTACAGGAGTAGACGAGATCGGTATCGACAAGAACACAGGCAGAACCATCGTAAAGGTAAACCATAAGTTCTTTAGACCAGCAGAAGTAGAGACCCTTCTAGGCGATCCTAGCAAGGCTGTTAATGATCTTGGATGGTTCCGCAAGCGTTCGTTTGCTGACCTTGTAGAAGACATGTGCGAGAATGCACCAAAGATCTTCCCAAATTATTCAGCAGAATAACTTGACTCTAAGCCATATCCTTGGTACAATTGATGTCTAAGGTCCCATAGTTTATCGGTTAGAACGTCGCCCTTTCACGGCGGTAGGAGGGGTTCGATTCCCCTTGGGACTGCAAAATCCCCTTTGGTGTAATTGGCAACACTACGGTTTTTGGTGCCGTCATTCTTAGTTCGAATCTAGGTGGGGGAGCGATAGGAGAGCAATGAACAAACCAGACTGGGCAGATCGCCTACAGAGAACATTTAAAAAGAAGTATCAACAGGGATTTGATGAAGGATATTCTAAGGGTTATGGCGAAGGATTCACGACTGGATCTAAAAAGGCTGTCAATGAATCAAGAAAAGTCTTTGTAAAAAGAATACAAAAGGAATTGACTTCCTTGCCAGAAAATGGTAAACTTGAGTATAGAAAAGGCCTACAGGCAGCAATCGAACTAATTAACAGGAGAAAGTAATGCACGAGCATGAACACGAGGGCGAGAGCCTTTTTGACACAATCATTGAAATTACATTTGGCGTAGAACATATGGTATCAGAGTTTTTCTGGAATGCCGTATTCGTTTTGGTAGGCTTTGCTATATCAAAGGCGGTAGCACTACGCAAGATCCACAAGTATATTGATGACAAGCACGGTGTAAAGCACCAAGAAAGCGAGTACTAAAATGATTAAACCTTTAGAAGATAAGGTAGTCGTAAAACCAATTGAAGAAGCAGAGAAGACATCTGCGTCTGGTCTTATCATTACAAAGATAGAAAAAGAAAAGCCAACTGAGGGTATTGTTGTTGCCGTTGGTTCTGGTGCAACGTTCGCTGATGGAACAAAGATGACCATTGACCTACAGGTTGGGGATAAGGTTATCTATTCTAAGTATAGCGGTACAGAAATTGAGCACCAAAACGAGAACCTCGTAATCCTTCCATACCGTGACATCTTTGCGGTGATTACAAATGATTAGCATTGAACTAGACAACCTAACACCAGAGCAAGAGATTGTTGTTGCATCTCTAGTTCGTGAGGGTATGCTAACCGCATACGACAAAGTAATATCTGTATTCGTTAAAGAGTTTAATGAGACAGCAACAGAAGATCCACACTTCTCTTACTACGTAAAGCACGTTATCAAAGTGGTTCAGGAACTTGCTGAAGAAGCCAAATCAATCTAATAGGAATGTTATTTAAATGATCATCGGACTTAGCGGATATGCACAGACTGGCAAGGATACAGTTGCTAACTATCTTATTAGTAATTATGGATATAAGCGTGTAGCGTTTGCAGATCCCATTCGCAAAGCCCTATATAGACTGAATCCAATTGTCTCTCTTGGAGAGTTTGCAGGAGTGCACCTGGCACAGGCAGTTGACGGACTAGGTTGGGAAGAGGTAAAGCAAGCGTCTCCAGAGGCTCGTAGGCTGCTTCAGGTAATGGGCACAGAGGTAGGCCGTGAAATGTTTGGGGATGACTTCTGGGTTAACCAGGCCATGCGTGGAGTATCTAAATTCGACAAGATCGTCTTTACTGACGTTAGATATCCCAATGAATACAAGGCTATCAAGTTGCAAGAAGGCCGTATGATAAGACTAACTAAACCATCAGTGATTGCTGTCAATGACCACTCGTCTGAAAGTGCCCTTGACAACCATGGATTTGACGGTATAATAGTTAATGATGGTTCCATAGAAGAACTTCACAGGAGCATCGACCTATTTATGAAGGAATTATGATGGCAGTTACTAGCGTTAAAATTGGACCACAAATATTTGAGATTGAGTTCCGCTCAACTCGTGAAGACGGAATGTTAAATGACAACACATACGGATACACTCTTGATCAGGGCAACTTAATTGTTGTAGCATCTGACATTAGTGAAGATAAGCAGAAGGTAACTCTCGTTCACGAGATACTACACTGTGCTCGTATGGTTCTTGAGGGTTCTACGAAACCAAAGAAGAAAGCAGAATACGATGAATGGGAACACCACTTCATTGGTATTTATGAAAATGCTTTCATTATGATTATGCAAGACAACCCAGACCTAGTCAAGTGGTTAGTAAAATAGTTTACCACGAAAGGGTATACAATGAGTTATAAAGAAGACATCCTTCGCCTAAGAGCAGAAGGAAAAAGTTATGGAGAGATCAGCAATGAGTTGGGCTGCTCTAAGGGAACAGTAGCATACTACCTTAAGGGCGGTACAGAGGATATTGTTCTCATGGATACATTTAAGGACCCAGAGTTTTACAACAAGGTTCTAACTTACATAGACAACTTTAAAGAAAAGCGTCCATGTATTTCCTGTGGGTCATACTTTCACAAGAGCCAATTAGATCCTCGTGATAACGAAGATGTCATTAAAATTGCTGAATCAGTATTTGACAAGAAGTCTTTTGAAGATGCAAAGAGACGCATATCTCAACTAAAGTTTATTTGTGCTAACTGTGGTCGCCTTCGCCAGTTTAAGATAGAGAGCAAGGGTAATTAATTACCAAGCCTCTGTAACTCAGTGGATAGAGTAGGAGCCTTCTAATCTCTTAGTCGTAGGTTCGATTCCTACCAGGGGCACTTATTTTTCGTATCGTGATGGCTCTGGAAACTGGGCATTTAGAAAGTCTTTCATCTTTATAAAAGACACATCGTGAGAAGACAAGAACGGCAAGTCGCCATTTATATAATCGTAAGACGATACAAACGTTCTATCTAGGCCATCATAGTTCTTGACATCCCTAGGTAATTCTATGGCATCTGTCACAAACTTGTTCCCATACAAAGATCTTTCTAAAATTCTGTTATCAATAATACTATTTAGTTTGTTTCTGTTCATAGGCATTGGGACATGCACTTCATAGTTCAGCGGATTATTATAGCCAAGAGATACAAGGTATCTATCTACATCAACGATCTTCCTGTGGTATGTACCAACCTTTTTGCCAGTAGATATCTTGTTGGCCAGGGTGCCAGAGTAGTAGGGCTTTAGTTCTGGCATATGACTAACTATATAGATATCGTCATGCATAAACACAAAGTCTTCCGATATCCTGCTTGTATTGCAAACAACCTTAAGAGCCTTGCGAATGTTATCAAACTTATTAGATGTATCAGGCACAGGAATAAAGTCTCCGACATACCAGTCAGGCTTGTATCCCACAACCCACACACGGCTCTCTGGCAGGTTTTTAACTACCGATCGTAGCGAATACCGCAGTTCTTCGTTCTGGCCTCTACGGCAGATATAAACTATGTCCATTGGTTGCCAGACTACGATGCAGCAATGTAGGTACCATTAACATAAATTTTGCTAATGGTTGATAGTGTTACTGGAGTACCCTGAATAAACAGATCTTCTCTAATTGGAGAGTTGGCACCACCACTTTGCTTAAGGTAGTGCAAGTCTAGCACATCAGTAACTCCTGCTGTATCGGCATTAAGAATTGTGTGACCAGTTCCAACATCTGGGTCTACGTTTGGATCAGCCCAAATCCAACCAGAGAAGTGGTTGAAGCCAAACTGCGGAGTAAACGGTAGTTGAAGTTTGTATTGACCAGTTCCAAAATTTGTCACGGTAGATAGGTTAACCTCAATAACAAAACTAACTAGTTTGCCTGCCTTAACATAGTATGAATTATAGGTAGGGTGTGTTGCACCTGTTCCAGTAAATGTTAAACCAGTTGCAGTAAATGTTGGTGTGTATCTTGTCGAAGTTTCTAGACCAGAAGTTCCGCTTGCACCATCAGCACCTGGGGCACCTTGAGGACCTGCAATTGAAATAGATAGTGTAACAAAGTCTTCATTACTTATTGATCCATAGGTACTAACCAGCGTTACGTTAAAGATTACATAACTTCCGTCTTCAGTTTCATTTGTAACTGTGCCATCTACGCAGGAAACTATTTCAAAAGTTGCATACGATGAAGGATCACTTTGTGAAGTTACAGATAAATAGCCATCCTGAATGCTTAAAAATAAGTTATGCAGAGTTGTGTTTATTCCGTAAGGGTTATCATCTACTCTAATCTGTGTAGATGAAGTAAAAGGGTCAGCATTAAAGTTTAAGTAGTCATTTCCAGGGTCAGCGTCTGATACGCTTGTGCCTACTTTGTATGTCCAAGACAGTGCACTAATTCCACGCTCACCATCAGCACCATCAGCACCATCAGCACCATCAGCACCGTCTGCTCCGTCAGCACCCTTTGCTGCAAGTAGATCCCAATAGGTGTTTCCAACACCAGGAGCATACCCAGCAGATGTGTAAACATTTCTGTACCACAATTGTCCATCATATGTAACAACTGCTCCAGCACCGTAAATTGTGCCTCCGTTATATTCTCCAAGATAATCCCAAAGTGCATCGGCACCATCGGCACCATCTTCTCCGTCTGCTCCGTCTGCTCCGTCTGCCCCATCGGCACCTGCTGGTAAATCAAAGTGTTCATTGTCGTCAATAACCCAACCAGTTGCAGAGTTTGGATCTTCACGAACTACATAAATTTTATTTGGGTCGGTGTTGTCTTTTACAAAAGCCCACCAGTCCCCTTCAGCCAGGCCTACTGGACCACCTTGATACACTGCAAGAAATTCAGTTACGCTATTCCATGTGCCAAGAAATAAAGAGTCTAGACCATCAGAGCCGTCAGCACCTGGTTCTCCCTGTGGCCCTGTACCTTCGCCACCACCAACACTGCCAGTAAATCTAGCCATTAGTTGCCATTCTCCAAATTAGTTTTAAGGACAGCAACTTGCGTTCCATTGGTGCCACTAATTGCATACAGTGCATCTCTTCCTGGAAGTTCAAATGAGATTGCGTTACCAGCAAGTAGTCGGTAGCCATAGTTGGATGAAGTAGCACCTTCTCCACCGATATAAACGGTAGCAGAAGCGTGTACGTTTTGTACAGTAACGTCCATTCCAGAGTGAAGCCCTAATGGTGTGAGTCTGGTAGCAGTAGAGTTGCTAAGGGTAGTGAGTGAGTGAGTAGTCATAAGACTATTATACATTATTATTCAGCAAGAAGTTGGTAAGCCCAGTTTAAAACGTCAAGGGCGATCTGGTCATTAGCCATATCTTTTTGTGCCAGAAGGGCACGGAACTTTTCAAAGAAGAGGATTCTCTGGTATCCCATAGACAGATCAAATATCTGC